GGACATCGGCTGTCGGTTCAGCAGTGACCACTTGATGCTTGTCTGACCGAACGAAAGTGAGGTCATTAAATAAAAAAACAAACAATTATGAGTTGGGAAGAAAAGCTAATTATAATTGAGAAATATGATGAATTTCTACACTACATCTATCCTGTTCTTCAAAAGATTCCAAGAACAGAGGGAGTCTTAAAGGAGGATGTTATAAAATTAGTACTCGACACACCAGAATTAATATATCGAGCAATAAAATCTCCCCAAATAAGTAAGATGTATGACGTTGACATTAGACTTTCTGTTATAAGGCATAGAATAAGATTTTTAAGTGATGATAGGATCAAAGTAATAAGCAAGAAGCAATCACAAGTTTCCCAAGTAAAATTGGGAGAAGTTGGTAAGATAGTCGGTAAAATGATATCTAATCAACAAAAGGGGAAAGAAGATAACCGCAGCTAAACTTGGTGGCAATTGGAACAATGGTTCTAACTCCGGTTCTCGTTGCTCCAACTGGAACAACTATGTGTGGAATTCCAACTGGAACATCGGCTGTCGGTTCAGCAGTGACAACTTATTTGAGTATCTCTGGAAATTTCAAGGAACTTCAGGATTGTATAAAAGAGTCAGCTTCTTTATCCTGCGTAAGCAAACACAAAACAAAAGCACCGAAAGGGGTGAGTACGAAATGGAAAGCCCCAAATCGGATAATGAATAATGGGAAAACGATATTATAACCTTCTAGAAAAAGTTGCATCTATAGAAAATCTTAGATTGGCATACAAAAAAACAAGAAGAGGAAAGCGATACACAACACACTATCTTCTTTTTAGAGAACATGAAGAAGAAAATTTATTACAACTGAGAGAAGAAATTTTATCAGGATCATACAAAAGAGGTAACTATTATTCGTTCACTGTAAGAGACCCAAAAGAAAGAGTCATTTATGCTTTACCATTTAGAGATAGAGTTGTTCAACAAGCAATACATATTGTTATAGAGCCAATTTTCGATAAAACATTTTACAACCATAGTTATTCATGTAGGAAGGAAAAGGGAGTACATGTTGGGGTAAGAAGAACACAAAGGTTTTTGAGATCAGAAAAGAAGCAACACGGCAAATGTTTTTATTTAAAAATGGATTTCAGAAAATACTTTTATTCCATTGATAAAACAATTCTTTTCAGGGAAATTTACAAGAAAGTTAAAGATGTTGCTCTTTTAAAACTAATAAATAAGTTTGATGGATTTAGAGGAAAGGGAATAGCTGTTGGCAATCTTCTCTCTCAACTATTCTCGAATGTTTATGGCAACATTTTAGATAAATTTATAAAAGACAAATTAAAGATTCAAAAATACGTTAGATACGCTGATGACACTGTTATTATCAGTCATGATAAAAATTATCTAAGAAAAATTCAAAGAATCATAGAAAAATTTGTTTCTCTTTTCATGAAGTTAAAATTGAGTAGATGGCATATTGGAAATGAAGATAACAAACCTTTAAATTTTCTTGGTTATAGAATTTCTTATGAATTTACATTACTAAGAAAAAGAAGTGTTATTAGATCAAAAAGAAAGCTAAAATTTTATTTAAAAACTCATCAAAAAGAGAAGTTAAAAATGTTTATAGCTTCTTGGAAAGGACATCTTAAATGGGCATCATCATACAATCTTAAACAAAATTTAAACAAACAATACAATGCGTGGCCAATTCAATATCAATAATGTAAGAACCAGATTTGATTACGAAGTTCTTACTGAAGAAGATAAAGCTATCTTCCGATCATTTCTTAAAGGAACAATTGATCGCCAAGTAAATACCAGAACTGACTATCCTGAAGGATATTGGGAACTGAATCTAAAAGAAGGTGATGAAGGATATCTCGAACCAATTCTCGAAGATATCAAAGATTATTCAACAATTGAAAGATTTGGTTTTAACGAAGAAGAACTCTAATAATCATGTCAATAATAAGAGATACTATAGAAAAGAACAGGATTCTTATTGGTAACGTTACAGCAAACAATGAAGTGAATGCTGATTTGTTTGTTGGTAAATCATTATCATACTTTGCACCAAGCGCGAAGTATTTTGAAAAGCCTTTGGACTCTGTTTTGTTCACAAAAGTGAGTGCAGCTTCTATCAGCATACCAGCAGGTTTCTATTGTTTGGTTGATACTGTTATGGTAAATACAACAAGTATTGTAACTCTTTCTCTTAATAGTAATCTTGATACAGGAACCAAAACTGCTGGAACTGATTATTACGTCTATGCTTTGACCAATGGAAATTTTATAATATCAGCAAACAATAGCTATCCATCTGGATATTCAGCTTCTACTTCGAGAAAAATTGGTGGATTCCATTATGGTGTTATTCCTGAAGGATTTACAGCAATCAATAATATCACATCATCAGATGCTACTGCTATTGCTGGTATCAATACTTATAGTTTCTGGGATTTAAAGTATCGACCTGTTGCTAATCCAGAAGGAATGGTGAAAATTGGTGGTTCTTGGTATGATATCTATCTATTGAATAGCGAACATATCATTAATGGAACCTCAAAAGCTGGTGCAACTATTGCTGCTGGTGGAACTGATTATGGAAGAGCAATTCCAAAAATTCCACTTGCATTTGGTGGTAATGGTACAACAACTTATGGTTCATTTACTTGGTTTGAAGCAGGAGAAATTGCCAACGCATATGGAAAAGACCTAATTTCTTATAAGGAATTTGCCGGACTTGCATATGGAGTTCTTGAAGAAGCATCTTGGGGAAATAGTTCCGCAACAATTCAACATGTAGCAAATCACACTTCAAAATGGGGTACTTGCCAAGCAACAGGTGTAGAATGGATTTGGGGAGCTGATATCAATAATGGACGCGGATCAACAGATTTTGCTTGGAGAAGTGGTTTGACAGAAACCAGAGGACAAATTTATGCCACATCAAATGCTCCAACCGCAGCTCTACTTGGTGGCCATTGGAGCGTTGGTTCTAACTCCGGTTCTCGTTGCTCCTACTGGACCAACTATGTGTGGGATTCCAACTGCAACATCGGCTGTCGGTTCAGCAGTGACCACTTGATGCTTGTCTGACCGAACGAAAGTGAGGTCATTGAATAATTTGAAAACATTCTTCCCATTTACGACCATAAATGGGGCCGAGTGGATCGTCGTGCTTGAGTAGCCATGTGTTCGGATCCCAGTAACCTCCATAAGTCGGTGATTCTGCTGGTTGGTTCCAAGAGTTTCGAAATTTTTTGATGCCGTCAATGGAGACTTCCTGAAGTTGGAATGGTGTGTAACCGCCTGTGGTAAGTTCACGAAACCGTTTAATTTCTTTAATATTCATAAAAGTGTTTTTATTTTCAATATAATAAAACAAGAAACAATAGCAAAATAATTTTTTTATAATTTAATTATAAATGAAATCTTTCAAGCAATTCATAAATGAGATGACGACAGGAGATGTTCCTACAACGCAGCAATCTCCTTATAGAAACTCAGGATTTTCTGATAATTCAATTGTAAGAAGAAGCTATAAAATATTTGATGTAAAAACATCTACTTATTTAAAAGCAAGGTCTGCAAAAAAGGGTTATAAGAGATACGACAATTATTTTGATGAACCAGAGATAAAGGAGTTTGCCAAAAAATATCCAAAAGATCCTGTTATAATTCGTCACAAGCAAACAGGCGAAATGATTTTCTTCAGAAACGGAGCAAAAACTTTAGAATCGTTAAGAAACTTCAAAAAAATTTATAGATAAAAAAAAGAAGAATTTTGATTTCAAAATTTAAGTAGATCAGTTTTCATTTTATCCAATTTATTCTGCAAAGTTTCTCCGTTGAAGAGATAATTAGATTTTCTCATTGACATTTCTTCATCCTCGTAATCATCGGTATAATCATTATTTTTCTCAAAAACGGGAGAATAATTTTCTTCACCTGCGATATCGTACAATTTCATTTTCTCGTAAGAAACTCCGACAAAAAATTTTGTATTCAGTGTTTTATTTTCGTATCTATTTTTCAATTGTTTTACCATATATTTACCTTCTTGTGCCAATTCATCATTAGAAACAACTGCGAGGAACAAATCGGAAATATTTGGAATTCCCATTGATTCGGAAGCATTTGTAATTTCTGGATCAGAGGAAGAAACTCCTGAGCGATTAGATTGAGTTGCAGTCCAACCGCAAAAATCATGATTAACCATAAAACCTCTAACTTCTTCTGCAACAGTTTTCATAAATCCATAGGAACCAACAATTCCTGCCAATTTTCCTTTTGAGGAAGCGCAAATATTGATATAATCTACATACACAACATCTGGTATAAAACCTTTTTTAAGTTTCAGGTCTTCCACCAATTTATTAAAATGGGTAACAGAACCAACGCCAGTTGGATATTGTTTCACATAAAGTTTTCCATATGTTTTTTGTTTAATTTTATCAATATTGGACATAAATTGTTCTTTAGAAAGAGTTTCTATATCCAACAGAGAAACATTCATCAAATTAGCATCAATTCGTTTTGATATTTCGAATTCGCTCATTTCGAGAGTTATATACAGAACATTTTTTCCATCTCTAAGATTATTGGCAGCAAAGTCACACATCATAAGACTTTTTCCTGTACCAACTCCTGCCATAATAATATTAAGAGTTTTCTTAGGAACTCCGCCATTGGTTATTGAATTAAGAATATCCAATCCAAAAGGAATTTTAGTTTCTTTATTATGATAATATTCAAACCTTTCTTCCGCGTCATCAAAAAATTCATGACCTACAGAATCATTGAAAGAAACTGAAATAGCTTTCGTAAAAAGTTCAGGAATATTTGATTCTGAAAAATCATCATCATTTTCTTCTTTCAATTTCTCAACAATATTGATTGATTCTATCAATGCATTGTGAATAGATTGATTTTTACAAAATTTTTCTGTTTTTTTAATTAAAAAGTCTACATC